CCAGCCAACAATTGAATTATTTGACTCGCTAGCTCAGTTGGTAGAGCATTTGACTTTTAATCAAAGGGTCCGGGGTTCGAATCCCCGGCGGGTCACCAGAGCGTATAAAACGCAAACTTCAGTATACAGGTTTTACAGAAATGTGAAACCTGTTTTATTTTGCCCAAAATAGGCACGAGAGAATCTCGAGCAGTTTATCTCAAGTTTAAAAATGGCGAGGCGAAGTATGATATAATTATTTAAATGACGAGTGAAAGGGGAGAAAGCGCATGACTATTCGCAAGCGGTTGTTTCTTTCCAATATTCTTATGATTTTTCTCCCGGCCATTATCACGGTGTTTATTGGACTGATTTGTGTTGGCGTTATATGGATTACTGTAGTCGGCGGCGCGGGATTAGATTTGCATGATGCGGAGGACTTTAACCGGGTTTGTCTGGCTATTACTGAATCTATGGAGCATAAGCTTGACAGAGGGGCAGATCTCGTTTCTCTGAACACGCTGCTGGAAAATAACGGAATGACGGCGCAGGTTTTTCGCGGAGATACGGAAGTTTATTCTTTTGGAACTACATATGAAAATGACGACAGATTGAAAACAGCGGCGGAGATGTTGACAGGCAATTCTATTGTATCTCAAAATGGGCGCAGTCTGTATAAAACGTACGAAACGATAAACGGAGAACAATACACCATTTATCTGTTGGGCGGGAATCACAGTGAGAGCGCTTATGCAAATTTAAAAGCGGCGCTGACTGCCTCGGCTGTGTTGATTTTATTTGTTATTTTCATATCCGTCCTTTTGACAAATCGCTTTTTGACGAAATTTATTTTTCGACGGATTGAAGTGCCGCTGGATATTTTGACAGCGGGTGTACATGAGATACGAGATGGGAATTTGGAGTTTCAAATTGAATATGATCGACAGGATGAATTTCTGCCAATCTGCGAAGACTTCAATGAGATGGCCAAACGCCTGAAGGAATCTGTTGCTAAAATTCAGCAGCAGGAGCAAAGCCGAAAGGAGCTGCTTGCCGGAATCTCTCACGACATTCGCTCGCCGCTGACCGCCATTCAGGCGTATGTGGAGGGGCTGAGGGACGGGATAGCCGGAACGCCGGAGGCGCAAAGGCGCTATCTCGACACTATAAAGACAAAAGCAGAAGATATAGACCGCATGGTTTCTCAGCTGTTCTTGTTTTCAAAAATGGAGCTGGGAGATTATCCGATAAACGCCGTCCCGATTCGGCTGGACGAAACGATAGAGGCGGCTGTTTCTTATGCGAAAGCAGAGTATGCCGAGCGAGGTCTGCGGTTAGAGACTGATTTGACGCCGGTGACGGTAGTGGCAGACCCTGTTCAGTTTGACAGAGTTATATCCAACATTATGGAAAACAGTCTGAAATACAAGGAAGCAAAGACAGGCTTGCTCCGTATTGCGCTGACCAAACAAGGTGCAAATTGCATTCTGACCTTTGATGACGACGGTCCCGGCGTTCCTGACGAGGCTCTTCCGCGTCTGTTTGAGGTGTTTTACCGCAGCGACCCGGCCAGACGGGAACCGCACAAGGGCAGCGGTCTGGGACTGGCAATAGTTAAGAGCATTGTTGTACGCGCAGGAGGAAGCATTGCGGCGATGAAAAGCGCACTTGGCGGACTGCGGATTGAAATTTGTCTGCCATATAAGGAAGGGAGTGAAACGGATGGCGAAAATACTGATTGTGGAGGATGATGCTGCCATTGCTGCTATTGAGCGGGATTATCTCAGCGTCAGCGGCTTTGAAGTGGAAATCGCAGAGGATGGAAATTCCGGACTGAGAAAAGGCAGCACGGGA